TTAAAACTTCCATTCTATCTCTATTTTTTCGTTGAAAATTGTAATTTTCTCAATTGATTGCGAAATGATAGCCTTAATTTCTTTATGAGTAATTGTATTCCAATCTACTTTTTTTAAGTTATTAAATATCTCTACTTTGTCTATGGTATCATCTATTATTTCCGTTGTACTTTCATTTAAAATCTCGTTTAATTTTGCCTTTTCACTATTTAAAGAATTAATCTTACTATTCAATACGTCTAAAGGAACATTGCCGAATTGATATAGTTCTAGGAGCTTGTTAATTCGCTCTTCAATTGACTTGATTTCGTTTTGTATAACTGTATTGTCAATGTCGCTATCATCGGTGAATTCGCTATCAATCTCTATACTAATATCTGTTTTAGTTATTTCTTTCATTTGAGAAATAACGTATTCATCTAATATTTCAGTTCTGTTAATTTTAGAAGGGCAATTTAAGTCCTTAACCATGTGTGCAGGTGATCCAGCTCTTGAATAGCAGCTATAATAAGACAATCTAGTACCATCTTTTAGTTTAGATGAGCCTGTCCCTTTTACTCGTGCGCCACAATGCCCGCAATAAGTTGTACCAGTTAGCAAATACTTAGATGTGAACAATTTTAACTTGCCAGTTGTACGTCTTTTAAATTCGTACTGAGCTTTATCAAAAATATCTTTAGAAATAATAGGTTCGTGTTTACCTTCATAGACACCATCGTTAAATTTAATTAGTCCTACATAAAGATTATTTGTTAGAATAGACCTTGTGAGAGATACTCCAAACTTTCGTTTGCTTGGAAACTTATCTCTTATTGCGTTAGAAATAGAATTCACGCCTTTTCCAGAGTTATATAATTCAAATATAGAACGAACAATTTCCGCTTCATATTCATTAACTTGTAGCAGTCCATCTACATAGTCATATCCTACAGGTATTCTAGCAGAGCCACCTCCGTGAAAGTAACCCTCTTTAGCTCGTTCAGTCCTACCCATTCCCATACGCTCTGTAATAGTGTCTCGTTCCAATTGAGCGAATACAGATAGTATACCTATCATTGCTCGACCAAATGCGCTAGTAGTATCAAAAGATTCTTGCATGGAAACGAAATCTACATTGTTTTTCAAAAAGACATCTTCAATTAAGAATAAAGTATTTTTTTGAGACCTAGAAAGACGATCAAGTTTATAAACTAAAACAATGTCAAGTTGATTGTTTTCTATATCTGTTATCATTTCTTGTAATGCAGGTCTATCTAGTTTAGCGCCTGAGAAACCTGGATCAGTATAGGTTTTTATTATGAAATAATCTTTGGCTTTAGCATAGTTTTTTAAACGTTCTGTTTGAGCTTGAATTGAGTAGCCCTCATTAGCTTGTTCAGTTGTTGATACCCGAACATATAAAGCTGCTTTTAATTTATTTATTTCCATTTTAAACACTCCTATTTTATGGTACAATAGGCATAGAAAAGAAGCCATATTGCATGGTAGTTTTTTGTTTAAGAACATCCTTCAGCCGCCAAGTTGAGTAGGATGTTCTTTTTTATTAATAATCTGTAATTTCTACTATTCCAGTATCTGGCGCAGTAGGTGTAACGTTTATTTCTATTGTAGCAGTCCTTTCAGAACCGTAGGCATTGTTTATAGTAGCCTCGCCTTTATAAAACCATTTCCCATCATTTAATTTCCAATCTTGCGTTACTCTAGTAGCATTTATCTTGCTGCCTTTATAAGGATATAGTTGTTCGAATTTTTGTGTAGCTATTGAATAGAGGATAATTGATTGACCAGCAGTAGGCTCATCTGACAGGATAGTGATATCTTTATCAGCGGATTCCTTTAATTCCTTTTCTTCATTTTCTTGTTTCTTTTTATTATCCTTTTCAATACTTGATGCCAATGCTTTTTCTTCATCTTCTTTTTCTTTTTTCTCAAGCGCTGCTAAATATTCAGAGGATGGCTTTATTGTTAATTTTTTTGAACTTGAATTGCCATCTAGAGAAGATGTAATTTCGATAATCTTATCATTTTTTTCTGATAATTTATAAGAAATAACAAATTTCCCTTTATCATCTGCTAGAACTGAATCGTTTTTTATGCCAAATCCTATTTGTATTTTAGCTCCAGGATTAGTTTTTTCTTCAATTATTGCTTTTCCATCCTTATCAACTTCTGCTGTTTTATCGTTAAGTTTCAGAGTGATATCATTTTTAGACGATACAGCAGGCTTATTTTCAACTTCTTCTTTATTTGAACTTGGAGAAGTTATACCTACCAAGATAAAACATACAACCATAACAATTGCTGAGTAATTTCTGTATTTTTTATTCGGTTTCTTCTTAATAAAATACCAAATTCCAACAGCTGATAAGATTAACAATAAAATAAATAAAGTGTTCATATTTCCTCCTTTTTACTTTAAAATAAATATCGAGACCACTTCAAAATTTATTTTAAGCATGTTATAATAATTCTAATACACAAAAGTATTTCAAATTTTCTAAACCCTAACAACGCTCCAACGTATGTTAGGGTATTTTTATTTACCTAAAACTTTTCCGATAATTCGTATATCCTCAACAGGAAACACCATATCCTCGTAATCATCATTAACAGACTCTAATGTAACAGTTCCTTCTGCATCATCATAGTATACTTTTTTACAAGTTATACCATCATCGAAAATTGCCACAATTGCAATTTCTCCATTTTCAACTGAAGGTTGATGTCTAATAAAGACTTGCTCTCCGTCCATAATCAGTGGTTCCATAGAATTACCCTTGATTTCTACTACCTCGTCTGCTCCATTAGGCACTTTAGAAGCTTTCATAACTGTACTAGTCATGTTATAATCATCACCGAGTATCGCAAAACCTGCCGCCGATTGATGACCGCTAAGTATCTCGATTTCTTTGTCATCTTCTACAATAGGAAGTTGAACAACTTTAGGCTTTTGATTTTGTTCCTGAAGTTGCCTTTCAGCGAATTTATAAACGACTTCTTTTCTAGGTGGTTTTAATTCGTTGTATATAGTAGTAATGTCATTATCAATACTTGTGGAAACCAAATTTTCTCCTACGAATATCCTAGGGTCCACGTTGAAAACTGCTGCTATTTCAGGTAACTTTTCCATTTTAGGGCTTCTTTCGCCACTTCTCCATCTTGAAACAGTAGTTCGGTTAACATCAACTAGTGAAGCTAATTCACTATCTGACATATCTCTTCTATCCATTAATTTAGTTAACATATCAGAAAAAATACTCAATTTAGCACCTCCTAACTTAAATTTATACTTAATTCTAAGCCAAATGTTCCAAAAATGCAACTAAATACTTCATTTATATAGAAAAAAACTAATAAAATGTATAGTGTAAAAAAAAATGTCAAAAGTATTGCATTTTTGGAGCAAGGGTGTTAAGATGTTTTCAAGGAGGTGTTCCAAAAATGCACATGAAATTATATGAAGCTAGAAAAAAGTCGAAATTAACTCAAAATGACATGGGTATCACCATAGGAGTTACAGCTCAACAGTACGGAAAAAGAGAACGAGGAGAGATGTCGATTACTTTGGAAGAAGCTAAGATGATTTCTGACAAATTAAAAAAACCTACGTCAGAGGTATTTCCTGAATATTTTTTTACTACATTTGTTCCAAAAATGCACAAACATTCTAAGAGCAAACAGCTAGCATAAAACAAAAATAAGGAGGAAATAAAATGAGCGAGTTAATTTTAACTAAACGAGAGCTTAAAACAGAAACAAAACCGATTTTCGTCAGTCCTGAAATACATGAGCAATTAAAGCAACTTAAAGACGAAACGAACATGACCATCGGAGAAATAGCCGAAGCGTTTATCAAACACGGGATTAACAATGTGACAGTGAAGGAGGGGATATAAATGGCAGATGGAAAAATTACTATTGATGTAACAGTTAACGAAACTAATAAAAAAGAGTTAGAACGATTATCAGAAATAATTGCAGAGGCTAATTCAATATTGAATAAATTAACCTCTGCAAAATAAGCTAGTTGATATTAAAGCTTACATCAAAAGTTTTGTTGCATTTCGGACAAGTTGTTTTCATTTCTTTGGCAAGATATTTAGTTTTGCAACTTGGGCATGTAACTTCTATTCCTTTTGATTGAAGAATATTTTTAGCTTTGTTTTCTAAAATTTTATTAATATTCATAAGTTTCACCTCACTTTCTATTGTGAGTATATCAAATTTAAAGGAGTGTTAATATGCCAAATTTACAAAAATTCAACAACGAGTTATTTCAAATAGAAGTAAAAGCAGAAAACGGAGAATCGTTATTTGATGTAGAAAGTGTAGCAAGAAGCTTGGGTATTACGGATACAAAAAATAATAAAGAGTATGTACGCTGGGCTCGGGTGAATGAGTACCTTGGGAATAATTCGCCACAAGTGGCGAAGGGTTCTTTCATCAGCGAACCAATGGTATACAAATTAGCTTTCAAAGCAAATAACGAAGTAGCAGAAAAATTCCAAGACTGGTTAGCTGTTGAAGTATTACCATCTATTAGAAAAAACGGAATGTATGCCACAGACGAGCTGCTAGACAATCCAGATTTACTAATAGAAGTCGCAACCAAGTTAAAAGAAGAACGCACCTTGCGACTTGTAGCTGAACAGCGAGTAGCAGAGTATGAGCCTAAGATTAGCTATTTAGATAGTATTTTAGAATCAACTGATACTGTAACGATCACTCAGATAGCAGCAGATTACGGATTATCAGCAGTTGCGATGAACAAGCGCTTAAATGAATTGAAGATACAGCACAAAGTTGGCGGTCAATGGATTTTATATACAAGACATCAACGTGAAGGCTACACCAAATCACATACTACTCGAGTTCCAAAAGCAGACGGAAAAGAAAAAGTTGTAATGAACACGAAGTGGACCCAAAAAGGCAGATTGTTCATTTACGAGTCGCTGAAAGAAATAAATGTATATCCATTAATGGATATTGAACAATTACAACTAGCATAGAAAGAAGGGAAAAGAATGGCAATTTTTGATAACAAGGAAGAAAAAACAAAAACTGTTGATAATCATGTTGAAAATATCAACAAATCTAATGATTTAATCGTTAAGACGAAGCAGGTAGTTTTCGATTGTTTAGAAACACTTCCTGATTCGTCGATACTTGATCCAGAGTTATTGGAAAGTTTAGGTAAAGTGATGTCTATTGAATTAGACCACTCGTTAATATAGTAACAATAATTGAAATTAATATAGGAAGTAAAACGCTGAAGATAACAGAATTTAGAAAACTATCTATTTTGTCAGAAAAATAGGTAATACCTTTATCTGTTGGAATTAAATCTTGGTCTCCATCAGTATATTCAAGCTTCCTGTCATTAATGATGAGACCTTTTGCCTTTAAAAACCTAATATCTTTATCAGAAATTCCGCTTTCTACTTTTGTAGTTTGACCAGATTTTAAAATCAATTTTAATTGTCTTTCAAATTTTCGCATCGATATCACCGCCTTTAAAAATAAGTATATCACAATATAAATAATATAAATGAAGGAGGCAAAAACATGCCAGCAAAAAAAGAAGTTCCTAAAATGGAAGTCATCAACATATTAAAAGACGGAACAAGGACGCATTCAATGAAAGACGTTCCTGTTCCTGACGAGATTGTATTAATGATTCTAAGTGTCGTAAATGGTTGCAAGGTACGCATTGCGAAAAAAGAGCGTGTCTCATGATGTCAACGAACAACTTAAAATGGCAACTCAAACAACTAGAATTAACAACAGACTATTTGATTATCTGCGGCAATTTAAAAGCCCTCTGGGCAAATATGCGAGAGATAGAGAAAGTCAGAAAACAGATATGGTGGGAGGAAAACAAATGTCTATCGAAATAGGATTAGTAGTAATGTATGTAATCGGCTTTGTGTTTGGCTTTTCAGTGTATCACGTAGTGAGATTTGGAGTAAAAGAATGGAGAGGTTTAAATGAGAAAATGTAAAGGATTAAAAAAAGTGTTTTCGCCTGAAAATGGGAAATATTTAAAAAAAGAATTTGAAGGTGTTTTTCATGGTTGGGGTGTCGATGGAGAAGAACTTGAAAGCTCTGTGTTGAGTTTTTCATGTGCAATTGTAGAAGATGAATCTGGCATGGTGCATTTGTTGCATGCTGACGGATTACAGTTTTTGGGGGATTGAATCAATGGATATTCTCACACCTCAACAACTACAAAATATCCTAGCTTATCTAAGCCTAGAATATGGAAATTTAACTATTAATGAAATAGCAAAGCTTGCTGAAAGTGACGGCATAGGCTGGAGCTACAAAAAAAGACCAACTGAGGATTGCAGTCCTAGTTAGTCAACTTGAAAAAAATATTATGAAACAAGAATACCACGAAAGGTGGATATTTTCAAATGAATGATGAATATACCTTAACAGACTGGCTAGGAAATGAGCTGACAGGTTGTGAATCGATTTTCATTATTACAACTCAAGCAGGCATAGATTACGTGTTGCCGAGAGAGTTTGGCGCCTATGTAATCGAAATGATTATGAGCGATAAATATTGGGAGTTTACAGAATACAGAGTGAATGGGGTGCATGGAGCATGACAGAAAAACAAATGCATACATTTGAAGAATTATATTCAAAGGATATAAAAGAGTATGTTGAAAAATTAAAAAAAACATGGACTGATAAAAAGACCAATAAAGAAAAATCGTTTGAACTTTCTTACTTGTCATGGACGTATGGATGGAGAGAAATGAAACGTATTGATCCAGATGCCAGTGAGAAAATACACGAATTCCCACTTGTTAGTAATGGAGCAGTAATAGTCGGTGTGACGGTTCCATATTTGCAAACGCCACAAGGATTTTTCGTTAAGAATACTGTAACAATCAACGGAAGAAGTGAAACTGAAATTTTACCAGTTTTAGACAATAGCAACAGACCAATCACAAATCCAACTTCTTTTCAAATTAACACTAGCAACAAGCGTTGTTTTGTCAAAGCTTTGGCCAAACATGGATTAGGTTTGTATCTGTATGTCGGTGAAGATATACCAGAAGATATTGTGCCTGCAGAACAAGCAACTAAAGAACAGTTGGACATGTTATCAGTAATTCTAGATAAAGTTGCAGAACTGACTAACACAGAGATAGAAGTATTGAAAGCAAACTTAGTCCAAAAAAATAATATTTCTTCAAAATTAGATGAATTGACTAAAGATGAATATGGAAAAGCTTTGAATTATGCGAACCATTTGAAAATAGCAGCAGAAAAAAGAAACAAACTTAAAGAAAGCAATTCAGTTTTAGCAACCAAAAATGACGATGTGGAATGGGGAAAAACAAAATGACAAATGAACTAACTACTAACCTAGATTTTAGTGTTGATTATAAAAAATCAGAAATCAAAATTAATAACCAAGAACAGCTTGAAACAACCGTTCAAAATTACGCTAAAAAGTATGAAGGCCTAATATTTACCGAAGACGATATCCAAGAAGGTAAGGACGTAAGAGCGGAGTTAAATAAAGTTGCCGCTGCAATTGATGATAAACGAAAAGCAGTTAAAAAAGAGTTTAATGAACCTTATCTAGCATTTGAAAGTAATGTAAAACGAATCATCGGAATGATTAAAGAAGTATCTGATCCAATTGATAGCGGAATTAAGGAATTAGAAGAGAAGCAAAAGAAAGAAAAGGCAGCACTAATCAACGAAAAAATTAACGAATTAACAAAAGAAGCTGGACTAGAATCAGCGATGATTGAAACGAGTAATACCTGGTTAAACAAAACAGTTTCATTTAAGAAAATCACAGAAAATATTGTTTCTCAAATTGATGCAATCAAAAAAGAAGAAGAGCGAAAACGAGGCGAAATTTCAATCGTAACAAACTTTTGCGAAGCGTTGCATATTGATTCAGAAGGTTGGTTAAAAGGGTTAGAACGTGGTGAAACTGCCGCACAAATCATTACAGAAATTCAAGCAGCTGAGAAGCGTAAAAAAGAACGAGAAGAGCAACGTAAAAAGGAAGAAGAAGCACGAATTGCTCGTGAGTTAGAGCAAGAGCAATTAAGAGCAAAATGTGAAGAGGAAGCTAGACTTGCAGCTGAAAGAGCTGAACTAGAGAAAGCGAATGAACAACAAGAGACCTATCTTGAAGATGACGTATTAACCGAAGAAAACTATACAGAAGATCCGTTTGTTGATGTTCCAGAACCAATCGAGGAAGAACCTGTTCGGACGGCCATCATTGAAATTACAGGGACTAACGAGCAATTTAAACTAGCAAACGCATACATGGTTAGCTTGGGAATTCAAATAAAACAACACAAGGACTGATGACAGATGAACCGCCTCGAACTTATTGAAATAAATGAAGAAGGCAACTATATCATGAAACCTTTTTCTGATGATGATCGGGGCGAAATGGCTCATTTAATCAGAAAAGGATTAACTTCATTTGATGTGATAGAACATGATGATGATTTAGCAACAGCACCGCAAAAAGCGAAGGCTCATGCACTTATCAGAAGTATAAACGAATACTGGGAAAAACCTAAGATAGCTATTAAAAGAGAATTAAAATGTGCTTTTTGGGAAGAGGGCGGTTATGGGGATTGGATAGCAAGCTCAGAGCCGTTTTCTCTCAAAAATTGCTCCAAAGAATTAGCTTCGGAATTTATAAGTTATCTAGTTGAATATTGCTTTATGCATGACATCGATTTTTACATGAAAGACTTACATTTAACCTTTGATGTTAACCGCCAAATGTTTCTTTGTGTAAAGTACAATCGGTGTTTTGCAACAGGAGCAAAAAGAGAAACAAATGTACTGCATCTACACCATGTTAGCGCAATTGGTATGGGTGGAAATCGAAACGATGTGGATCATAGAGGAAGATATTTTATGATTTTAAAAGCTGTTCTACATGATGAAATTCATCAAATTGGTTACAAAGCTTTTGTTGAAAAATGGCATTGCGGCACTATTAAGCTCACTGGTGAAGATGTGTTGCGATTTGGCTTAATGTCACGTAAACAAATGAACGAAATAGATGACGAGCTAGAAATACAGAGCTGGCAATTAGGAGAGTGAATAACGTGGAAGAAAAAAGAAGTTATTATGCAATCATACCCGCAAACGTTAGGTATGACAGCAATTTAACACCAAATGCAAAGTTGCTTTACGGAGAAATAACTGCCCTATGTAACGAGAAAGGTTACTGCTGGGCGAGCAATAATTATTTTGCTGAATTATATGGGGTAAGTAAAAAAGCAATATCAACATGGATCAATCAATTAACAGAAAGAGGTTACCTTCATTCTGAAATGAAATACCAACCAAATTCCAAAAAAATAGAGTATAGATATCTGAGATTTGGGTATACACCTATGGAAGAAAACTTCCATCCCCCCCAGAAGAAATCTTCTACACCCTATGGAAGAAAAGGTTAAGGATAATATTACATCTAATACTACAGTTAATACTACAGTTAATAAAGATAATACATCGAATAAAGATTCGATGGACGTTCTCTTTAAAAAAATATGGGATATCTATCCTAAAAAACATTAAGACAATCTGGACTTGCTGCATATAAGAAAGCTATCAAAAAAGGTGTTACTCATGAAGAGATTGAACAAGGTGTTTTAAACTATGTAGCTTATCAAAAATTAAACAGCTCATGGTTAAAACCAATGGACGGTGGTAGATGGTTCCAGAGGGAACGATGGACTGATGAATATGACATGACTCCACCTAAAGCTTATAACAACTCTCAGCAATCAGTTAGAACTGAATCATTGCCAGATTGGGCTAAAGATGATTTCGTTGCACCACAAACTATTGAAGATAACAGCGAAGAAGCTAGACAGAAGGCTTTAGAGGAGCTGAACAGCATTGGAAGAAATTAGATGGAATGAACAAGTGAATTTTATTCCGCTGTTTGATCAATTCCCTACTTGGTTAATTAAAGGATTTGCTGCTGATTTTGAAAAGGTGGTGGCAAATGGTTACTCAATGTCATCTGAACAAGCAGAGAGAGCATTTAAAACTTGTTCTAGGCAAGCTCAGATGTATTTGCACCAAGAGGGGAAATCAAAAAGCGGTGTGATTGACTGGAATAAAACAGCAAATGATTATTTAGACGAGTTTAAAAAGTGGAAGGAGAAACAACAAAATGACAAATAAACTAGAAGAAGTATTCAAAGAGTTACAAGAGAGCCATGTGCTTGTTGATAGAGAAGAGTAGGAGCGTTTGGTTGAGAATGCTAAGGAAGTAGAACTTGAAAAGATAGCGAAATTTGAAGTTGGTGATTTCTTTTTTGATAAAGATGGAATTAATAAAACCATCGGAATAGAACCTTATTTGACCACAAGAGGCTATTGCATAGAAACAGGAATGTTTTTCGACAAGTTTTGGGCGAATGCTGTAGATGCTCGAAAAGCAACAGACGAAGAAATCAAGCTATTCAAACGTGCTGAAATGTATCGTAAGCACGGAAGAAAGTTGGATGAGTTGAAAGCTGGAGATTTGCTAAAGGATAAAATCGATGGTGAGATTTTTCAAGTACAAGATTTGGATGATGCTAGAGATTGGGCATCAGATGCTGAATTTGGCGAAGATGTAGAAATATATTTAACACTTGAAGAAGTACAAGAAGCTCATAAAAAGATTGTAGGTGTGTAAATGAAACTCTTAGACATGATGATTGAGTCTCATAAAGGAAATACTGTAAATGCGATGGATTATTACAGAACCTTAGCTAAAACATCTACTAGAGAGCAAAATAAAGCTATGAGCGACTACCAAGAATGGAAAACGACTTTACGACAAGGAAAACAATTTAAAAGCGTTAGGGAGGAAAAGAAGTGGCAATTAAAGGATATAAGAAACCTAACAAATATAAAGCTAAAAAGACTTTAGTTGGCGGAATTAAATTCGATAGTATAGCCGAATCAAAATACTATCAAATGCTCTTAAATCAAAATATAAGCAACTTTAAGATGCAGGTTGAATTCGTGTTGCAAGACAAGTTCAAGTTCGGAAAACGGACAATTAGGGCTATTAAATACAAGCCAGATTTTGTTTTCTACGATGACGAGGGAAATATTCTTAAAGTTGTAGATGTTAAAGGAATGCAAACGGCAATATTTAAACTAAAAGCTAAACTTTTTTCTAACAGATACGGAACTGAAATTACTTTAGCTGAGTATGACAAGCGAACTGGAATGTTTATAGAGACAGGCGCGCATGATCCTAAACCTAAGAAGCGAGGTTGACTAAATGACTTTAAAGTTTATAGATTTCTTTGCTGGAGTAGGTGGATTTAGAAAAGGTTTAGAAATGGCTGGTCATAAATGTGTCGGCTTTGTTGAATGGGACAAATTCGCAAGACAAAGCTATCAAGCTATTTTTGAAACAGAAGGAGAGTATACAGAACATGACATTCGAGCAGTTAGAGCTAATGAAATTCCACGAGCCAATATCTGGTGTTTCGGATTCCCATGTCAAGATATCAGCATCGCAGGAAAACAAGAAGGATTCGATGGAGAACGTTCGAGTTTATTTTACGGAGTTACAAAGCTTATTAGAGAACTCAAAAAAGAAGATAAACCCGAATATCTATTCATTGAGAACGTTAAAAACCTTCTTAGTGTTAACGACGGATTTGACTTCTTACGACTTCAAGTGGAATTGGACGAAATCGGGTACAACCTCGAATGGGACGTTCTCAACTCAAAGTATTTTGGAGTCCCGCAAAACCGAGAGCGTGCCTTCATTATCGGACATCTTAGAGGAAAACATACCAGAAAAGTTTTTCCTTTCAGAGGAGAAGAAAACTCAGTTGATCGTGAACAATCAGAAATCAAAAAGTTTGGAAATTATAGAAGAAACGGAACTTCCCAAAGCGGGCAAGTTGTAACTAGTACAGGTATTAGCCCAACGCTATGTGCTGTTGGATTGCAAAAAGACCCACAAGCGATAGCAATTCCAGTTATCACACCAGATAGAGCTGAAAAAAGACAAAATGGCAGACGATTTAAAGAAAACCAAGAAGAAATGTTTACACCGACAGCCCAAGATAGGCATGGAGTTATGGTGGTTGGCAAGATTGAAGCCGGTGGGTTTGATAATAATGGGAATGTTCATGATGATAATGGCGTTAGTCCAACAATTACAACTAGAAATGGTGGAGAACAAGGAATTAAGATCATTCAAAAAGGGCGTGGATTTAACAAAGGCGGAGAATTCGATATAGCGCCAACCTTAACCTCAAACAGTTATCACGAGAACAATATTCTGAAAATAAAAGAAGCCACTAAAAAAGGATTCAAAGAAGCGTTACCAGGTGACTCCGTTAACATCTCACATCCGAAATCTAAAACAAGGAGAGGGAGAGTGTGAAATAGAGTGGCTAATACATTGCTAACCGGTGAAGAGCAAGCAGTAGTTACAGATGATTTCCAAATTAGAAAGTTAACCCCTTTAGAATGTTGGCGGCTGCAAGGTTGGGAAGATGAAATGTTTTATCGAGCAAAGTTCGGTAGTAAAGAAATTGCTAGAAGAATCATTTCGGAAGGCATCGATCATTACAATTGTGAGTTTGAACAATCGATGTCAGATTCTCAGCTATACAAACAAGCCGGCAACGGAGTAACTGTTACAGTAATTTACGAGATTGCTAAAAGATTAGAAATTGAGGTGGAGTAAATGGCGAAGGTATGGACTGAAAAAGACGATGATTATCTGCTAGCTTACTGTAAAGATAAGTCACTTATGCAGTTAGCAGATAACTTAAATAGAAGCGTTAAAGCTATCCAAAGTCGGTTGAGAACATTAGGCGCTTTAAACAAGCATGAGAAGAAGGATAAGAAAATCTATTATGCTTATCCAATTCAGATTGAGAAGAATACAGGATTTGTAGGAGAACGACATGAGTGTTCAGCGGTGCTAGGTTATACAGAGGTTCATTTTGAAGGAATTGTTATTAAAGAATACGAGCATTCAGTTCTCGTTGAGATTGTGAAAGAAACCTGTTTAGAAGCTTTTTATATTAGCAGAAACGGAAGAGCAGTGATTAAAAAAGAAGAATTAGGAATGGTGGTATGAGCGAATGAGTGAATTATTAAAAGCAGCGATATCTGAAATAGATTATGCGTTGGTATCAAATAAAGGTGGCAAGGAAGTTAGAGAGCATTACTTGAACAATGCTAAACGTTTTATTAATGAGGCTGAGAAGGAGCAAGAGATTCAACTTAATGAGAATCAATGTTATAAAGAAGTGCTTCAAGAAATGTATGACGGAATAGCGGATTTGGCATCGCCAATTGGATTGATGGAAACTTATCGCGGGAGCCAAGAAGCGGATTATGCACAATATTTTATTCATGAACGAAGCGAAGAAATGTTTAATAAATTGAAGTTGATATTGGAGGAAGCAAAATGAGTAATGCAGAAGAAATGCCAGAGGTAATTCTAAGTGAAGCTAATATTCAAAGCATTCTTAATGGGCGAAAAGTCGTTAAAACATTAACTGACGGAACCCATGTGGCAATTAGACAAAGTTATCTTTTAGATGTTGCTGCACCTGTAAGGAAAGAACGATTTGAAGTGAAAGATACATCTTTAGCAAGTCTTTCTAATACTTGCGGAATGGGGGTTAAGTGATAAATGAATTCAATTATTACAGAAAAACAAATTAAGGAACGGATCGACTTATATGTCAAAGAAAATCAAGCAGAAATTATTGCTGATATTGATTCTAGAGTTGAGAAAGCTGTCAAAGCTACAATTAAAGGTATTTTTCAAGGTAGTGGATATTATTCAAAAAAATGGGCAGTTATAGAAGAACTTATTGATGGGAAAGTGCAAGAAGCTATTGAACTTGTGATTTCAGAAGTTAGCATAGATAAAGAGGAACTGGCGAGACTTGCGAATAAGAAAATAAAAAAACAAATTAACAATTTAGAAATCTCGTTTAGCGATAAAAAAATCGGAGGATTTTAAATGATTAACAGAGTTGTATTAGTTGGAAGATTAACAAAAGATGCAGATTTAAAATATACGTCTAGCGGAACAGCAGTAGCTTCTTTCACACTAGCTGTAAATAGACAATTTACGAACCAAAGCGGAGAACGAGAAGCGGATTTCATCAACTGCGTAGTATGGAGAAAACAAGCTGAGTCATTAGCTAACTTCACTCGAAAAGGCTCGTTAATTGGAGTAGAAGGCAGATTACAGACAAGAAGCTATGACAATCAACAAGGCCAGCGTGTTTATGTTACGGAAGTAGTCGTTGACAGCTTTTCGTTATTAGAGTCGAAGGCAGCAAACGAGGAACGTCAGCAATCGCAACAAACGAACAGACCGGCAAACAACCAAGCTAGTAATACTGATCCATTTGCTTCAAGCGGACAACCAATCGACATTTCAGATGATGATATGCCTTTCTAATTTAAGGAGGAATTCAAATGTATTGGTATCGACAACGAAAACCCTACTCAGCAATACCAGCTGGGTGGGTAGCTGCGAAAGACTTTTCCCTTGTGGCTTATGAGAGAGAACTAACAGATAAGGAATTGCTAGAATATGATTTGGAAATTTGGGAGGGTGAGCAATGAGCAACGTTAGATCATTTAGAAGTCAATCTGATTATTCGCATGAACAAGTTACTAAAATGATTGATTTCGCAGATGAACAGCACATACCTTTATTCGATGTAATGAAACGAGTTGAAAAGTTAATGTGTGAGGGTATGGGTTTTGATGAAGCATTTAACCAAGAGGTAGGGGCTGATTAAAATTGTTACAGTCTCAAAAAGTTATCAGTTTCTATATGTTTGATAAAAAAGAAGGAATATTTCGTAAAGTTTATTTCAAGCATTGGGTTGGAAATGCTCCGGGGTTTACAAATGATAAAAAAGATGCCAAAAAATATTTGAATAAGCTACATGCTAATGAAGATGTAGCTTTGTTAGAAAGAGTAATAAGTCCAAGCGCTATTACCTTAAATATTGAATTAGAAATATGGGAGGGGTAAAAATAATGACTTTATACGCAATAATAGATGAGGATATGCAAATTGCAAAGCATCGAAGCAAAGGTACTTTAGGTATTTTTAAAAGTTTAGACATGTTAAATAAACATGCATGGAGATATAAGCAACCTAGCGGGAAATACAAAATAGCGGAATTAGAAATCGAGCAGATTTATGAGTTTAAAAAGTAAAGGAGAAAGCAGATGACGACACTACTTCCAGATGTAGACGTAGAAGCTACTAAAAAGAATGCTAGACGTGTGTTGAGACAGTACAGCAGATTAGAGCGAGAAGCTGGAAAGAACTACTCACAGCGTTTAACAGTTGAAATAAGCGACATGCCACGAGGTAGTGCGAGCATTAAGAGTACACCAATCGAGGACATGGTGATTAAAAAAGTGACGGCCGAGAAGAAAGTTTGGGAGATATTAGAAGCGATTTACTTGTTGCCTAGACTGAGCAAGGAAATTTTATGGTACTCATATATCGATAAGGATCACTGGTCCGTTACTAAGATTGCAAGAGCGTTAGACTACAGCGATAAAGCGATTGAGAAATACAAGTCAAGAGCGCTGATAGAATTCGCTGAAGCCTATCATGCCAAACAGCTTACAGTGTATAAAATGTATGAGTGAAAATAAAAATAGGGTTTTTGTAGGGATTTTGTAGGGTTTTATAACGAAATAGAGTGATACTATTGTATTATCGAAAGAACCAGGAGAGACAGCAAAAGACACATAAGTGATTACAGTTGCAACATTCCTTTCTTGATTCGATTAGAGTTCAGCAGGCAGTAACATAACTATACAATCCATCCGTGGCAAGAAAAATTAGGCTGTCTGCGTATCTGTCAATTGCAATAAATTAATAGGAGGAATCCTCTTATCATCTTATTCTTGGTGCATCTAGGTTCGAATCCTAGGGCAGATATTAGGTGCTTTAGTATAAAAGGTTAATGCACTCTGCTCATAACAGAGACGATACAGGTTCGATTCCTGTAGGCACCATAGTTGAGGTAGCGGATTAGTTGATAGGCATACTAGTTAAATCCTACGTAATGGAAGCTGGCTAAGAACCAGCTAACTCTAATTTAGTCCTCAGATGGCTGTAGCTCAACGGTAGAGCGCACGACTGATAATCGTGAGGTGGAGGTTCGAATCCTTCTAGCGCAAATACATATTAAACTCCTTAGTCGTCATGGCTTTGGAGTTTTTTGTATTTAAAAAATAAGGAGATGGTCAAAATGGACAGTAACAAATTTATTGAAAAATGCAAGAGTATTCTAGAAAGCGGAGGAGTAGATACCGAAACTATTTTTGTAGTTTGGAGTTGTAAAACTTTACAGAACAATAAAGCTATCTTGTCGCATACAGGGAAAGGCGCACCGTTATTTGAACTAACTCACAATGGCGATAAGTCGGAAATTTATGTTGATACTTACCGTAAAGTAAGCAACGAATGCGTTTCTGTATAAATTTTAATATAAAACTAAAATAACTGATCAGTTGTAGCTCGTCAGCGGGCTACGGCATTACATAAACTGTAAAGGAGAGATAACATGAACCTATTCAAAATGAAGTTCTATAAAGTGACAGCATTCTTTACTGAAGGTGGAGAAGAAAAGACATTTAGCAAAATTATAGAAGCTCGATCAAAATGGAGAGCCGAGGATGAGCTTGAAAAGTATATCATGTTTGATAGTCGCTTTAGAGGTCAAGGTGCAGGTGTTGGCGGTAGAGCGATTGATTCAATTGTAGCTGAGAAATTGATGTGGGAGACTGACAATGGCTAAGTACAGAATTATGCCGGTAGTAGTTGAAGCTTTACAATGGACTGGTTCTAATATGTCAGAGATAAAATCTTTTATTGGCGAAAGCTTGTTAGGGTATAAGCCTTTGTTTGAGACTGATTGGGAAGTAGGACTTGGGGCTATGCGAGCAGAATTATCTATAAAGACTATTGATTCAGTAGTTAAAGTTGTCAACGGCGATTACATCATCAAAGGCGTACAAGGAGAGTTCTATCCATGCAAGCCTGATATTTTTGAACTGACTTATGAATTAGCAGAATAAACCAATGGGCACTCAATCGAGTGTCTTTTTTTATACATAAAATTAGGAGGTGGTGAGATGAAGTGAAAAACTGGGAATTAGCATATGAAGATTATCAAGCAGGAATGAAGTATAAAGAAATAGCTGAAAAGTATGAAGTCTCTATTAATACAGTGAAATCATGGAAGTCTCGCAAATGGGGTGCACCTCCTGAAGAAAAGGTTGCACACAAAAAGAAAAAGGTTGCAACCAAGAAAGAAGTGAAACCTGTAATAGAGAATAAGAACCTGACGGAACAGCAAAAGATGTTCTGCTTATTCTATTTACAACACTTTAACGCAACTAAGGCTTATCAGCAAGCTTACCAATGTGCTTATAGCACTGCGAAAACTAACGGTAACTTACTACTGACAAAGACTGACGTTAAACAAGAGCTACACAAACTTAAAGCAGAGTTGCAACAAGACTTATTAGTTAGTGTGCAAGATTTGATGAAAGAATACGTTAAACAGTCATTTACTGACATGACTGACTTTACAGAGTTTGGACAAGAACTAGTTGAGTTTGAGGACGGACAAGAAAGACCAGTATCTTTTGTAAGGTTGAAAAGCTCTAATGAAGTTGACGGAACTCTTATACAAGAAGTTAAAAAGGGTAAGGATGGTGTATCTGTTAAGTTGTATGACAAACAGAAAGTCATGTCTGAGCTTATGAAGTATTTAGATGTAGATGTTCTTAAACAAGCACAAACAGAAAAGGCCCAAGCTGAAGCAGCAATTGTTAAGAATAAAGCAGATAAGCTTACAGGTGGCGGGAAGGCTACTGGGTTGTTGCAAGCCCTGTTAGATGTAAAGTCAGAGGGCGATGGCAGTGGCAATAACGTTCAGCAAGAAACAAATTGAGAATATTAACTTTGATACTAACTTAGTCACGTTTGAATTGAATGAAGGAACGCCAAGGAGCGGTAAAACAACTTCAGATGCTTTTAAAATAGCTGATTTTTATTTAAATAGTCCTGATCAGAATCATTTAGTGAGTGCCTATAACCAAGAACAAGCCTTTCGTATGTTTATGGATGGCGATGGACTTGGGTTAATGCATATTTTTGATGGTGTATCTGATGTTCGGCATGATGATCATGGAGACCATTTGCTTTTATATGCTCCAAACGGAGAGAAGAAGATATATTATAAGGGCGGTGGCAAGGTTAACTCGGTTGGCGCTATAACTGGTATGTCACTCGGTAGCGTTACTTTCCTAGAGTTTAACCTTCTGCACAAAGACTTCATAAACGAAGCGTTTAGACGGACGTTTGCGGCTGAATGGCGATATCACTTAGGAGAACAGAACCCACCAGCTCCGAATCATCCGAATTTAGAGCTATTAGACAGATTTAAGAAGTCTGATAGATTCAAATTTAGACATTGGACACCTGACGATAATCCTAGATTGACTAAAGATAGGAAAGAACAGTTATTTCAAGAGTTATCAAGTAGCCAGTATCTATTAGATCGTGACTGGTACGGGAAACGTGTTTTGCCACAAGGCGTTATTTACTCGATGTTCTCAAAAGAGAAAAACGTTACAACTAAAATCAAAGGCACAGTAATAGAAACATTCTTCACAGCGGACGGAGGGCAATCAGATGCCACAACGTGCGCTTTTTGGGTTGTTACCTTCTTTGAAGGCAAGTATTACTTGAATCGGTTAGCAAACTACTATGATAGTGGTTCAGATACTGGTGTAACAAAGGCTATGTCTATTTATGCTAGAGAAATCAAACAATTTATTTCGTGGTGTTACGAAAAATGGGGAAACCTTCCGCATTGGAATTATTTCTTTGTTGATCCAGCCTGTTTAACATTGAGGTCTGAATTAGAATTAGTCGGAATTATGACAGAAAAGGCAGACAACAATAGTAGAGACAAGGTAACAAGTAATGGATTGAAAATTGAAGTAGGAATTGAACGTATGCAAAACACTATCGCTAGTGGTCAGTTCTTGTTGGTTGAGAGCGGCGATAGATACGATCATTATAACTTTGAAAAAGAGTTAGGGATGTATGTTCGCAACGAGAATGGGTTACCAGTCGATAAAGACAATCACGCATTAGATGAATCACGTTACGGTAACAATTACTTTTATAAAACCTATATCGCCTAGAAATGAGGTGGAGAAATGTTCGAAAGAATTAAGAATATGTTTAGGATTGGAGGTGCAAAACTAGGTATGGTGCAGCAATTAGAAAAGATTATAGATCATCCAAAAATTTCTATGGATCAAGAAGAATACGATAGGATTAGGGACAATAAACAAATTTACAAGAGTGTATTCCCAGATGTCAGCTATCTATCAAGTAATGGAGTTATACAGGACAGAGAATTTCGCTCGTTAAACGTCTCTAAAGTTTTATCTCGTAAGTTGTCTAAACTTGTTTTTAATGATGGTTGTTCATTAAGTGTTGATGATAAAAAAGCAGATGAATTTTTGCAAGCCACTTTTAAAACTAATAAGTTTAGAAAAAACTTTGGCGAAGAATTAGAAGCAGGGTACGCAATCAGCGGGCTAGTATTACGTCCTTATGTGGATGTTGCATCAAAGGAAATAAAAATAGCTTATTGCCGAGCTGATACGTTTTATCCTTTACAGTCAAATACAAATGATATTACAGAAGCAGCGATTGCTACGACAACACAGCAAACAGAAGGCAAGGACACGATTTATTATTATACGTTGCTAGAATTTCATGAGTGGGAGAACGGAACGTATTACATTAGAAATGAACTTTACAGGTCTGATAGGTCAGACACAGTTGGTGTGCAAGTGTCGCTTAAAACGCTAGATAAATACGCAGATTTACAAAAAGAATCGAAGATGGATGGCTTTAGTCGTCCTTTGTTTGTATATATAAAACTAGCTGGAAAAAACAATCTTAATATTTCTAGTCCATTAAGTTTGGGTATTATTGATAATGCTAAAAGGCAATTAAAAGATATAAACGAGAAATACGACCAGTTTATGTGGGAAATTGAGGAAGCTAGAAGAAAAATACTTGCTTCTGATCACTTCTTTAAGGTTCGTTATGATGAAAACGGTAATCCTATTAAGCGATTCGATAGTAAAACAAGCGTGTTCCAGAGCTTTAAAGCTGATGACCCGTTTATTGATGAATTCGCTCCTTCTTTGCGTTCAAGCGAATTTATAGAAAGCATTAACTTCATTTTGCGTATTATCGAAATGCAAACAGGGTTTTCAAGTGGAACATTTAGCTTTGATGGGCAATCTGTTAAAACAGCAACGGAAATCATAAGCGAAAATTCCGAAACATTTTCAACACGTTCAGACAATGTGCTGATTGTTGAAGAAGCATTGAAAGAGCTTGTTATTACTATTTTTGAATTAGCTCATGCTTACGATTTGTACAAACAGCCTACAAAACTAGGAATTAATATTGATTTTGATGATGGAGTGTTCCAATCTCAAGATGCGAAAGCAGATTACTATGGAAAGCTAAGCACGATGCAGTTAACTTCTAAGTTAAGAGCTATTCAAAAAGTGCTTGGGGTTACTGAAAAAGAAGCTAAAATAATCATGCAAGAAATTAAATCAGAAGAGTTAGGTTTAGATTATGCTGAAAATGTAGAAGAACATATACAGAAAGAGTTTGGGAGTGATGAATAATGACCGTCACGCCTTATCAACTTGATTTATGGTCTAGTAACATGTCACATATCTATCAGTCATTAGAAGGCGAAATATTAAAGATAATCATTAAGCAATTAAATACTAATCCAGATAACATCCAAGACTGGCAACGTCAGAAATTAAACGATTTAAAGTTAGTTAACAAAGATGCAGCTAAAGTCGTTTCTGATGCTACTGGATTATCTCAAAAGCAAATCGAGAATATATTTGGCGAAGTTGGTCCTAAGATAATTAAAGATGTTGATGGCGCTATACCTTATGATAATTTACCTTTACCAACGGATTTAGACAATATTATGAGAGCCTACTACGAACAAGTTTGGGGCGATGTTGACAACTATGTTAACCAAACGCTTATTTCAACGAATAACGGCTATAGAACCGCAATAACCGCAATGTATACGGATATTATCAACAAAACGACTGCTGGATTTAACAGTGGTCTATTTACATTTGAAGAAGCGTTAGAGAAAACTGTTCAAAAATGGGCACAAAAAGGAATTAATAGCTCTTTTATTGATAAAGGTGGTCACTCTTGGTCGCTAGAAAGGTATGTAAGAACCGTTTTAAAGTCAACACTCGGAAATACCTATAATCAGTTAAGAAAAGATAGAATGGCTGAATATGATGTTCATACGGTTCTTGTCACTAGCCATATGGGCGCTCGTGCTGCTTGTTCAAAGATACAAGGTAATGTTGTTGATTTGAGAGAATCTGTACCAGCTAAAGCAGAATATAGAAGTATTTACGATTCTTATTGGAATGCTGAATACGGAACAGCTGGCGGTCACCGAGGTGTTAACTGTACTCATAATCATATTCCTTTTATTCCAGGTGTGAATACGAATAATCAAACTAAATATAATGCTTCAGAAAATGAAAAGGTTGCAAAATTAACTAAGAGACAACGAGAACTTGAACGAAGAATAGTTAAATTAAAGAAGAACAAGATGGTTTCGGAGTCTATGGATAACACAGATGGTGCAAAAATATGGCAAAGAGACATTACAACAACGCAACGAGCTATTAGAGAACTTGTTGATAGCAATGAGTATCTATCAAGGAACTACGCAAGAGAAAAGGTTTATACGCCTTTAGATTTGTTGATAAAGGACTTTCGATATGACGATGACTATGATAAGCTTTAACTAATTATCACGTTATTAGAGAAGGAGTAAAAAAATATAATAGATTGGAGATTTTAAATGGGTTGTTTATTGCCAATATTGTTATTTTCGTTGTTACCATTTCCGATAAATATAATTTTGTTAATTATATCTTGGTTTTGGTGGTACACAAAGAGCGATTAAGGATTGCATGTAAAAATTATTTATAAAAGTACATGACATAAAGTTATGTATTTTTTATTTTGCCTTTTTTAGCTGACTAAGGCGTTAAAGATAAGTCGCTCCAATCGTGGTCGTAGCCACGTAAAAAAACGGAAGGATGAATAAATATGAAAAGAGAACAATTGAGAGATTTAGGACTAACTGATGAACAATTAGGGTCAGTAATGGCGCTACATGGTCAAACTGTGAACGGATTGAATACTAGCTTAGCAACTGCAGAGCAAGAGCGTGATCAATTCAAGGAGCAGTTAAACACTAATCAGACGGAACTAGATAGCTTTAAAGAGTTGGCGAAGGGAAATGAAGAGGTGACAGCTCAATTAACTGAATTGCAAGGTAAATTTGACCAAGTTAGCACCGATTCAGAAGCAAAATTAGCCGCTCAAAAGAAAGATTTCGCTATTCAGTTAGCTTTAAAAGAAGCCAACAGCGTTGATGAAGCGATTGTGTTAGGCCTATTAGATAAAGATACCATTAAATTAACAGATGATGGTTTACAAGGTTTAAAAGAGCAGTTAGATGGGTTGAAAGAAAGCAAATCATTTTTATTTGAGCAAGCAGAAGGAACAAAAGAAACAACTCCTGCCATTGTGGCAACTGGTAACCCAACAGGCGGTGCAGGTGGAGGAAAAAGCATTGTACAAAAAATCCAAGAAAGATTAGGTGAATAATTATGGCTTTAGTATTAGACAGTAAAGATTTAGCGACAATTGATAAAGAATTCCGCGCGGATTCGCAAGTTTGGGACGTATTAACACAAGGAGCAAAAAGCATTACGGAAGCTGATTTTGTAAGTGCAAATGAAGTTCGTATCAATAAAATGTCTGGCTTTGTAGATGCTACACAATATAAACGAAACGGCGAAAATGCTCGTAATCAAGTAAGCATTGCAAAAGAAACAATTAAACTAACTCATGAAGATTGGTTTGGGTATGATGTGGATCAATTAGATCAATCAGAAAGTGCAGCATTAACAATTAATAACATTGTGACAGAACACAAACGTTTGATTACTGTTCCGCACCGTGACAAAGTAGCAATCCAAGTATTATTTGATAATGCAGGTAAAAAATTGAACGAAACATTAACATAAGATAATATTCTATCATCTTATGATGCTGCAGAAGAATATATGACAGATAATGAAGTCCCTGGTGGATATGTAATGTTTGTCTCAGCAGCAACTTATCGCCTGTTAAAAAATGCAAAAGGCGTTAGCAAAACATTTACAACAAATCAAATGTCAATTAACGGTATTGATCGTACAGTTGCTCAAATTGACGGTGGAGTACCAATTTTAAAAGTTGCTAAAGGTCGTTTCTCAGGACTTGATATTGAAGATACATTAAACTTTATCATTGTTCCATTAACAGCAGTAGCGCCTATCGTTAAACTCGGTACTGTAGATACTGTTCCAGCATCGCAAGATAGTAGCGGTTACCGTGATACGATTAAAGGGTTAGATTATTATGATGCGATTGTGTTTGATAACGCTAAGAAAGCTATTTATGTTTCTTATGTCCCAAAAGCGTAGCCCCATCTGGAATTACGTTGAATAAATCAACGCTAACTCTTGATGTAGGGGCAAATGAAACTTTAACAGCAACCGTTTTACCTGCAAACGCAACGGATAAAACAGTTCAATACAGTTCTAATGATGTGGCTATTGCAACAGTAACGCCAGTTCAAGGTAAAGTTACAGGTGTTAAAGCTGGTAGTACAACAATTACTGCAACAACAGTAAATGGAAAAACGACAACTTGCGCAGTCACTGTAACTGAACCAAGTGGAGGTTAGTCTAACGACTAGCCTTTTTGTTATGAAAGGAGGCAGTCATGGCTTATCTAACATTCAAAGAATTCAAAGAATTAACAAATAAAACTGATGATTTTGAAGATACATTTGATAAGTATCTATTGAAAGCATCAGCGATTATTGACAATACAACTAATCGATTTTATCAATTTAATTCAATCACTGATGATCCAATAGATTTTAGAGTAAAGCAATTTAAATTAGCATTATGCGCTCAGATTATCTATTTTGGCGAGGTTGGAGCTGATACTCACGAGAGTATTAATAAAGTCCGCAATCGTTCAGCGCAGGCCGTACAAGCGTTTCAAACGGCACTAGATACAATGCTTCTGGTCAAAATGAAAGCAAATCTATAGTTTCAGAAGATATTTATATCTATTTAGAAGGAACTGGATTGTTGTATAGAGGGGTGAAATCCTCATGATGCCTAAACCACCAATAGAGTTTCTAGTTGATTCTTTTGAGTATAAAGACTATCTAGGTGAAGGTGATTGGAACAAACCTGTTTATGCAGAATCTATTTTGATTGAAAACTGCCGCATTGATAAAACTCCACAGTATACAGCTACTACAAGTGGCAAGCAGTTGTTGTTCAACGCTGTCATATTTTGTTATCCAGGGTTAACAAGTCCTATCGGGCCATTTAAAGAGCAAGGACTTGTAATTTACGATGGTCAAGAACATGTCATTACTTCTGCTATTCCAATTAAAGAAGCTTATTCAGATGACCTTTATTCTTATGAATTAGAGGTGGTTTAATGAGTGTTACTGTTAATTTTGGTGGTATTAAACGTGAGATAAGCAGTCAAAATGTCAAACGTGGTCAATATGCAGTAGCCAATCAAGCTATGGCTGACATGGATAGATTCGTTCCTAGAAAAGAAGGGAATTTGAGAACAGCGGTGCACGTTACAAGTGTGGGTAAAATACTTTATGAAATGCCATATGCAAAAAGGCAGTTTCATTTAAACGGCACAACATACTCAACTCCTGGAACAGGTCCTAGGTGGGATTTGAAAGCTAAAGGAATGTATATGGATTCGTGGAAAAAAGCGTTTCTAAGAGGAAGTGGTATTAATTAATGGACTTTATCGAACGGATTAAAGATTCAGTTAATTCTATTGACGAATTGCCTATTAAGTTAAGGAGTGGTTACCTAGGTGTTAGCGAATCATTAGTGATTTATTCTTCGGCTGGTAGCACTGCAATTAAAGAGTACATGGACGGTGCAAAAGACGTTAACATGAACTATGAAATTGCTATGAAGTCAAAAGATGGCGATAAGTTACAGCAGGTGCTTTGGCTTATATCAGAGCATTTAGACAAATTAAAAAGCGTAATTAGTCAAGATGATAGTTTTACGTTTAACAAGTTAACTATTACAAGCAATCCCTTCATCAATCAATACGATGAACAAGGTTGGCTTGTTTTTTTATTGGATTTTACAGCAAATATCACAATCGAGGGGGATTTATAAATGGCAAGATTAAAAAATGCGCTAAGAGGTCACTTTATCGCACCTTATGTATTAGGTGAAGAAGCACCAACTGAATGGATGGAGCTAGCTAAATGGATTTCAAACGTATCTGATGATACAGATGAGCAAACAGATGATGAAGGTTACTACGATGGTGACGGCTCGCAGGAAATGACAGTTACTGGTGTCAGTGTAGCATATAGTTTCGAAGGTAGTTTTGATCCAGAAGATAAAGCGCAAGCTTATATCGAAGGGATTAGATTTAAAACTGGTGAGAATCGTAAAGTTTGGCATAAAGTAGTTTCTTCTGATGGGAAAAAGACGTTTATCGGGATTGCAACAGTTTCAGGTATCGTGGCAGGTTCAGGCGATGCAACAGAGTTTGAAGATTTCTCTTGCACAATTTCGTATAACCAAATTCCAAAAGAAACGACTTTACCCTAATGCGCCCCAAAATGCTACAGGCATCTTAAAAGGAGACGGGTCAATTAGCGTTTCTTGGGATGCAGTAGTAGGGGCTAGGTCATATGTAACACATTATGCTGAAGCGAATCAATCAGATCCACATCAAGCAGTTTTTATGGGCTATTCGGAGCAGAACTCATGGACTCTATCAGCTGATGATGTGCCAGCATTAGTGGAAGGGTATAAGATTTATATTTATATTCAAACTTTCACTGAAAAAGGCGTGGGTGCTGATGATATTGCTAAAGCTGCTTATTTAAACGAAAACAAGTTAGGTTCCGCATGGAGCAAAGCGGTTATTTTAACCAAGTAATCAAAGGGAATAAGTATAAAAACGACAGTTTAATCGCTGTCGTTTTATTAGGAGGAATTTAAAAATGGCAATGAATTTTAATGTAGAAGTAGATTTAGTCCCAGTTACGATTAATGGAGAAACTTTTAATTTTGATGCGACTGAAGAGAATTTAATTAAATTTTTTGACTTTGAAAAAGAAGTTAAAGAACGAGGCAATAAATTAAAAAAAGAACTGGATAAGATTCAAGATAACGAATTTAACGAGACTGAGTACAAAAAAGTATTTGATTTAGCCGTTAAAGACCTAGCTATCAATTACAATTTCTTATTCGGCGAGGGTTCGTTTGATAGATTGTACAAAGTTGTTCCATCATTTTCAAAACTCATTGATTTATTAGATCCTGTTTGTGAAGGAATCGTTTCAGAAATAAATAACATTCAAAAGAAACGCAATAAAGAAATGGAGAAAAAAGAAGCTAGGTATTTAATTGATAAAAAGAAGTCCAAAAAGTAGGTGTGAATAATGTTTTCACTTGCATATAGATTTAACGACAGTATCGAAATTCAAGGCGATCAGCATGATATAGACATGAGTTTCGATAATGTTTTAAGAGTCATTGAAATGCTTGACGATGAGGACATACAGCCTATTAGAAAAGTAACAATGGGATTAGAAATGTTACTTGATAAAAAACTAAATTGTGACTTACAAACTCAAGTAGATATTTTTAATGAAATTATCGAAACGAAAGTATACACATCTGAAAAAGAAAAAATAGCTCTTGATAGAAATGGTGATCCTATGCCAGTTGTTAAAGAGGAAAACAAGCAAGTGTATTCCATTAAACATGATGCTGAATACATATTTTCCTCGTTCAAACAGGCTTATGACATTGATTTGATAGAGGAACAAGGCAAGCTGCACTGGGACAAGTTCAGAGCCTATTTGATAGGGTTACCGACTGATACGAAGTTCCAACAGGTTATGGATATACGGCAGCGTGAAATGCCTAAAGGTAAAGGTAGCGAAAAAGAAAGAAAAGAATTGAAGAAACTCAAAGAATTATATGCTTTACCAAGCCAAAACTTGGAAGAGGGTGAGTAAAGATGGCAGATGGAAGCATTACTATTGATGTTGATGTAAATGGAGACAGTCTTAACGGATTGAATAGTGATCTTGCAAGTGTAGAGGGCAATGGTGAAAAAGCTTCCCTTTCTATCGGGAAAATTGTTACAGCATTAGGGCTTGTAAAACTTGCAAGTGCTGCATTTGGAGCTTTAAAAGATGGAATTGGAGCTTCATTAAATGAAGGTGCTGCATTACAACAATCATTAGGTGGTATTGAAACACTTTTTAAGGATAGCGGAGACAAAGTAAAAGCTTATGCTGATGAAGCCTATAAAACGGCTGGAATGTCTGCAAATAGCTATATGGAGACTGTGACAAGTTTCAGTGCTAGCTTATTACAATCTATGGGCGGAGATACTGAAGCGGCAGCAGATACAGCCAATATGGCATTGATTGATATGTCTGATAATGCGAATAAGATGGGAACATCTATGGAGAGCATTCAAGATGCCTATAAAGGTTTCGCCAAACAGAATTATACAATGCTAGATAACCTTTCTCTTGGATATGGCGGTACAAAAACAGAAATGGAAAGACTTTTAGCTGATGCAACGAAGTTATCAGGCGTTGAGTACAATATCGACAATTTAGACGACGTTTATAACGCTATTCATGCAGTTCAAGTTGAAATGGGTATTACAGGAACAACAGCTAAAGAATCAGCTGAGACGTTCAGTGGATCGCTTGATTCGATGAAGGCTTCATTTTCAAACGTATTAGGAAAGTTAGCTTTAGGGCAAGATATTAAGCCCTCGTTGGAGGCTTTAGCTCAAACAACTGCCACTTTCTTGCTAGGGAACTTTTTCCCAATGATAGGGAATATATTTAAAGCATTACCAGGAGCGATAAGCACCTTTATTAAGGCTGCTATTCCTTATGTGAAAGAAGCTTTTGGGGAACTTTTTGCTTCAATCGGCGACAGCGTTCCAATTCTTGGGAAGTTGTTTGATTTTGCAGAAAAAAACGCAAAAGTTTTTAAATTACTTGGGGCAGCTGTAGTAGGAGCAGTAGCTAGTTTTGCTGCTTTTAAAGGTAGTATTGCTATATTCAATTCTGTTAAGACTGCCATTACGGGGGTTAAAACAGTATTTACGGTTATGAAGGTAGCGTTGCTAGCGAATCCATTCGCAGTAGTTATTGCTGCAGTTGGTGCTTTGGTAGGAGCTTTTATTTATTTTTATAAGACAAGTGAAGGATTTAGGGGTGCTGTTAATTCAATTATCGAGCCTTTGAAGAAATTTTCTGTTCCGTTAGATAACGTTATCAAAGGGGTAGGCTTGTTAACTAAAGGGTTTATAGAAATGATGACGAATGGTCCTGGTCCCGAAATTGCTAAATTGAGAGAACAATTTCTCAAACTACTACCAGAGTCAGTTTGGCGCGGCATGATCAAATTCTCTTCGTCAATCAATGACTTAAAAGCAGGCATACAAGGTATTGGTAAAATCGTATCTGGTTCAATAACAAACATGTCGCAACTAGGTGATTTTCTAGGCGGCTCATTCACTGAACAAGGTGAAAAAAATATCATGGCCATAGGCAACGCTATTAAAAATCTTATCGGATGGTTTAAAAACTTAATTAATCCTTCTGAACAAGCTGGAAAAAGTGTTGATATTCTAGGAATTGGCTTCAAGATATTAAAATCCGTTTTTCTAGCGTTCTTAGGTCCTGTAGGGCTAGCTATAAAAGCTTTTGAGTTAATAGCTAAAGCTTTAGGTGGCGGAGATATAAACAAAGGAATAGACACAATAATGCAATCGTTTGATGGATTGACAAAAGGAATTTAAACCAATGCACCTAAACTTGGTAAAAGTTTCGGTCAGGCATTAGAAGGAATTTTAGGAGCAATTGCAAAAGCTTTACCAGGTATAATTTCAGGTGCTTTACAAATAGTAGCTGGTTTTATATCAGGCATTGCTAAAGGATTGCCGATGTTAACAGCGGCAGCTTTTCAATTTATTACAGCTTTTACAGGTGCGATGTTAGTTCTTATTCCGACAGTAGCATTGTCAGCTACAGCTATTATTGTAGCGTTTTTAGGAGCCTTAACTAATTCTTTACCTCGAATTATACTAGCAGGTGCAAAACTAGTAACAGCAATTCTGCAAGGGATAACGCAGCAACTTCCGACTTTAATCGCAAGTGCTGCAAATCTAATAGTAACGTGGCTAACAGCATTGAATGAGCATATGCCAGAAATACTTCAAGCTGGTTTTAATTTATTAATCACGTTTTTACAAGGAATTGCTTTAAATATTGGAGCAATAACAGACCAAGCTATCAGCATTGTTGTTAACTTTGTGCAAGCGATTGTTGCTAGAATGCCTGATATTGTAAATGCCGCAGTTGATTTAATTGTTAGTTTTGTAATGGGGTTAGCTTCAAGAATGCCTGATATTATCGGGGCAGCTGCAACGTTAATAGCTAGCTTCATTAATGGAATTGCGAACAATTTAGGTCAAATTATTGCTGCCGCAGTTAATCTAATTGTTAAATTTATTGAAGGAATAACTCAAAGTATTCCGGATATTGTAAATGCGGCAATGGGGTTAATCGATGGAATAGTTAGAGGGTTGTTACAAGCACAAGATAGGTTATTTACAGCGATTGAAACTCTGATGTTAGGCCTTGCAGAAAATATAAAGAAACACGAAAAAAGCATGAAAGAAGCTGCCGGAGTATTGCTTGAAGCGATACTGAAGGTATTTCTTCCAGATGCTTTAGTTGATGCAGGGGGAGCAATCATCGATGGATTTCTTAGAGGTTTGAAGAATGGATTTGAAAAGGTTAAAGATTTTGTTGGGGGAATTGCCGAGTGGATTAAAGAAAATAAAGGTCCTATTTCTTATGATAGAAAATTACTGATTACAAATGGTATGTCAATTATGGAAGGACTAGACAAAGGGTTACAGGGTAGTTTTAAAAATGTTCAAAGTACGGTTAGTGAGATGGCTAATAAACTAAACAACGATATGAATTTAGATTGGCAGTTGGGAGCTAGCAGTTCAGCGCTTCCTAAAGTTTCTGCTGAATCAGCATTAAATATAGGTGCGAGAGCTACTGGTAACGCAAACGCCTTTAACAATACTTCTAATAGCAATAGCAAGACAGTTAATAATACTTTCTCAGGAATGATGGAAGGTGCAACGTTTATTGTAAGGGAAGAAGCGGATATTAATAAAATTGCACAACAATTACAGCAAGTAGTGAGTCATGCGCAAACCAAGCAAGGAATGAGGCCTAGAATTGTATGATTACTTTAGATGATGGGAAAACAACTAAAAAATTAAGTGATTTTGGATTTAGAGAGTTAAAAGATCACTCTAACCCTAGCCAACCGCCTTTCGATAGACACACAGTTTCTATACCTGGAAGAGAAGGAACTTGGGAATTCGAGTCTCAAATTGGCGAAAAACCAGCTAATATACCTATAAAACTTCTAGCGATGTCTGAGACAGAGTTTCAACTAAAGTTGGATGAATTTAATCAATTTTTTTATGATGAATTTGGGAAGCCTAAAGAGCTTAAATTAATATACGATTATGAAAAAGATAAGTATATATATGTAAAGCTTGCACAAAATTTTTCGCCAGATCGTCAGACTATTTTAAAAGCTATTGATATTCCATTTATTTCAAGCAAACCTAGAAAGGAAGCTAGATTTTTGCCTTCTGAAATAACATGGGGGAGCAGAGTTATTGATTTTACCTTCCCCTATCGTTTCGGCCTTGGTCGCAACGATAGGGGAAGGTGGAGTGGTAGATGAACAAGTTACTACTCCTCGAATGATTAGTGTTACAGCAGAAGGGCTAGTGGTAAAACCTATACTAATTTTAGAAGGAAGCGGGACGAACGTCTCTATTTCAAATGATGATTCAATAATTAATGTAGGGACATTCACAAATACTAAATGGGAAATAGATTGTATAAATTATATTTCGTATAAAAACGGAGTAGAAACATTTTTAAACATGAATGAGTTCTGGTTAATGCCGTCTGTTAACCAATTGAAGATTGCAGGTACAGGATTAAATTTTAAGTTTTCTGTAAAAGTTAGAAACAGATATTTATAAGGAGGCACTTATGGCTAATCAGATTGAATATATTAAAGATAGCGATTTGCTATTCCAAGGAACAAAAAAAATAAATGATTTCGCTATAGACCCAGCCAACCGAGCTGAGACTAACTCTGAAAATGCAATATTTACTAGTGATGAAGCAAAGGCTATAGCTGAAGCGGCAGAATCAAAATCAGATAGCACTCAGGTGCAACTTGATACAATTGTAATTGAATGTGATTCTTCAGTAGAAGCGGCTCAAGCTAGGGAAAACGGAGATGGAAAAGTTTATTCGGTGTTGAGAGAAAGGATAAACTCGGAAATTGGTAAACCTAGCTTATTCAGACAATCGAATATTTCGCTAATTGATAAAATGAGTAGTGAATTTTCAGAAAGAGCTATAAACGCTGCTTGGTATGGCGTTGCTGGAGACGGGATAAGCGAAGATACCGATAAATTACAAAGCGCTTTAAATGCAAGTGAAAACAAACAACTTTTTATTCCAGATGGAACATATTTAATTGATACATTATATGTAAAGTCAAATACAACCATCACATGTGGCCCGAATGTTCATTTCAAAGCAGTAGACTATAGTAATATTTTATTATCCATTAATGGCGTAAGTAACGTATCTGTATTAGGTAATAATTGTTTATTTACAATGATAAAGGAACACTCGCCTAACGAATATAAACATGCGATTTTAATTGCTGATAGTGATAATATTATTATTGATAATATTCGAGTAGTGGAGACAGGCGGAGATGGAGTTTACATCGGAGGAACTGGAGGCGGGAGTCAAGGTTCTAAAAACATAACAATCAAGAATTCTTCTTTTAGACGCGCGAAAAGAAACGGAATGTCTATTGTTCATGTAAATCAATGTTTGATCGAAAACTGTGTTTTCTCAGAAACTAAAGGGATTGCTCCTCAGTTTGGGCTTGATATTGAACCTAATCCAGATACTACTGTAACTAATGTACAAGTAAGGAATTGCCTATCATTTGAGAATGAATCTATGGGGTTCGGAGTTTACGGTATAGCTGAAATGGTTAGTTTTATTAACTGTGAATCTAGAAATAATATAGGTGGTGGTTTTGGAGCGAGCGGAAGAGTTGGTTTTATTCCTTCAAACATAAAATTTATTAATTGCCGCTCTAATAACGAAGTCAATGGATTGTATGCTGATAGAGGAGATAATATTTCAATCGAATCTCTGCACGCCTTGAATTCGTCAGCAAATGGAATTAGTTTGATAAATTTAACAAATTCCAGAGTTATTAATTCGATAAGTAAATATTGCTCAGGAATCGGAATTGTTGTTAGGGGTTCAAAAAATATTAATATAATTTCGAACGAGGTTGAAAAATCAAAATCTGCTGGGATTTCTGTTGCAGGAGATACCGAACGCGCTTCTATCTTTGGGAACATTGTCAAAAATAATGGGTTAGATACCGCTTCAACATATAAGGCGAACATTCATATAAATTCAACTAAAGATGTTAATGTAACGAACAATATAATTCGTGATACGGACAATACATTCGAAACAATAGGTTTGAGTATTGGTTCATCTGTAGTAAACGCATTAGTACAAGGTAACGATGCGCTAGATGGCGGAAGAAGCGCTGGGATATATATAGACTCAAGAAGCAATTCTGTTAATGGGGGAAATAGAAATAAAAACGGAACATTTTCAACAAGTGCAAATTAATTGGACATATTTAGTTATCGAAATATGTATTTAGGAGTTGACATTTTGATAAAAACGTTAGATTTAAACAGGAAATATACCGCTATTCTCGAAAATGCTTATAAGGTGTCTTTTGAACATGAGGAAAACCAAATATGGGTTTCCTCTTTTTGTTTACCTTTAAACGATCCCAAAGTCGAAAAGGTCATACAAATGGAATACGTCGAAATTACAGATGAAAATGAGTATATCGGATTGTATCGTATTATGCCAGTGAATATCGTTGTTAATGAAAGCAACGAAGAGGTTACTTTCAACTGCGTTCATGTGTTATCTACTCTTATGGATTCGGTTATTGATGGGTTACTTCAAATTGATAACAATACGACTAGAGAGGTCCTCTTATGGGTTTTAAGTTTGCAAAATAACAAAGATTGGGTTCTTGGTCAATGCGATTTTTCAAGAGGTTTTAGCTACTCATGGGAGAATGAAAACGGGCTTGCGGATGCAATTTTTTCTGTCCCGACTCCTTTCAATGAGCCTTATCGCTTCACTTGGGATACACAATCGTACCCATGGACTCTAAACCTTGTTAGACCTGATAACGAACCTGTTTGCAGGGTGCAAGAAAAGTATAACTTAAAAGGGTTCACTATTGAAAGAAACCCTAATGCAGTTGTAAATAAAATTATTGCTAAAGGTCAAGGCGAAGGTGTTAACATGCTGACTTTCGCTTCAATTAATGGAGGTAAAAACTACGTTCAAGACAATGCAGCTATTGTAGCTAATAATGGCAGAATTATTTCTTATATATGGGTAGATAGAAGATTCACAGATAAGGAAAGCTTGCTAGCATCAACAAAAGCTTTATTAGAAAAGTGGAAAAAACCTGTTGTGACATGGACCATTGATGCAATTGATTTAAGTAAGGAAGCGAATAGAAAAAGAGAAGGCAAACGAATCAAAGCGGATGAGTTTAAACTTGGTCAAGTTGTGCGTGTGAATACAGAACGATTTGGGATGTTAGATTTGCGTATTTTAAAAGTAACTAAATCAGATTTAACTGGAGCTCCTTGGGAAACGCAGTTGGAAATCGGAGACCCGAAAAATACGTTTGGCGGAACTTTAGCAGATTCCGAACGACAACAACAAATCAATGATCAATACGCAAATGGTGCTACAAATATTTTGAATTACACTTATGCGGATAATTGCGATCAAACACATCCAGCAATTTTGAAATTTTATATTGATGATGATGTAGTAAATATTAATACCGTAGAATTAACATTTGATACTAGTAGATTCAGAGCATATTCAAGAGCAATTGAAGGCGGAGGTGCAGTGGTAGGTTCAACCGCAAGTGGTGGATTATCAACTCAAACAAGTTCAAGTGGTGGTTCTTCAAGCCAAACTAGTTCCGCTGCAGGGCAAGCTACACAAACAAGTGCAGCTGGTGGAGATCACAATCATTTGGTCTTAACTGAAAGTTCTCAATCTGGACCAGTAGTAACAAAAAGATATCAAGGCTCAGCTGGTGGTGGAATTATTGAAGTACAAGGTTCAGGGGGTAATATTTACACTGCAGGAAGTAGCGGTAGCCATTCTCATAGTGTAACAACTCCGGCGCATACGCATGACGTTAATATACCAGCTCATACGCATGACGTTAATATACCAGCTCATACGCATTCTGTTAGTGTTCCAGCTCATACTCATAATGTTTCTATTCCGGCTCATACACACGACATCACGTTGCCTAATCATACACATCAAATTGATTACGGAATATTCGAACTAAGCGAGACAGCTTCAGCAGTGACAATAAAAATTGATGGGAATGCTCTTCCGCAAACGAGCACTAGCGGACAACGTCTTAACTTAGTTGATTATCTAAATAAAACTGATGAAGGCATGATAACAAAAGGATCGTGGCATACTGTTGAAATAACGCCGAACAGAAGAGCTAGGATTGAAGCACAATTAACTTTGAGAGTATTCATAAAATCGCAATTAGGAGGAGAGTTTTAATAATGAAAATTAAAGTTGAAGTTCACGGACAAGAAGAGCCAGATATTGTTGAAACAGATAAGTATGATATTAACGAGACCTACGAAATTATGAATGGCATAAGAAAGAATGAAGTAGGGAATGTTTATGGCAATATTCTTTTGGGTGAAAATATTTATAGTTGCGTATCGATTAAGTCAATTAAAGTTATTGAGGATTCAGAAGATGAAATTTTATAAAGGTTGTTTAACAGGTATGGTTATTTCGATAATAATTTGGATAGCTATTGTTTTATTTGTTATTTATATTTAGAGGTGAGGTGCAAAAGTGGATCAAGAAATCAGAATTAAAAACGAAGAGTGGCATAGAACAAAAGCAGAAGTAGATAAGCATAAAGATAGGCTAGAATTGCATGAGAACCGTCTTAATCGACACAGTGAAAGGTTAGATCATGTAGAAGATAATAACATTGCGCTTCCAATTGCAATTAAAGATGCAATTGAATCTTCACTTGTGCCAGTATTAACCGAGATCAGAGAACAGAATCAAAAGATTGAAAAACAAGCTGAAAAAATTAATCAATTAGAAAATCAAAAATATAAGTCTGCATATGATTCGTTTTATAAAATTATATGGGGGCTTGTTTTATTGGCTGTTACCTATTTAGGGACAATAGTTTTAAACAATATATTCGGATAAGAGAGGGGGTGAAAAGATGAAAAGAGTATTATTTGGAATTCTTGATGGTTGTTGGATTGGGCTTCACAAGTGGAACGGTGGTAAAAAATGCGTGAATTGCGGACAAACTATAAAATAGTTAAAGGAGCGGTAGAAATGAATGGTAGGCATGTAATCAACATAGTTTTATTCCTAAGCGATTATTTCTATCGCTTTTTTGATTTTAAGGAGGAAAATAAATGAACGGATTAGAATTAATATTAACAGCAGTTAGTAATTTGCATTTGCTTATTGCTGTTTTCGTGATGTCAATGGTGCAAATTATTAAAATGACTGGTTTGATTAAAAAGAAATATTTGCCTTTAGCAGCTGTGCTGATTGGGGTAGCAGGAGGATTCGGTTTAGCCTTGTGGGGTCACTTAGATTTAATACAAGGAACTGGAATCGGTTTTATTAGTGGAGCTATCGCAAGTGGTGTATATGATGCTGTAATAACAACAAAAGGTTTGTTTGGATCTTTAGTAGCGAAGTTTTTAGGGAAAGAGGATGGTAAATAATGGGTAATCATATTTTAGATATTTCGGAATGGCAAGTACCGAGCACTATTAACTATGATGTTTTGGCAGGTCAATTGTCACATGTGATCATTCGTGTGCAGTACGGAAGTAATTATGTAGATAAACATTATAAGACACATATCTCTGAGTTCCAAAAACGTGGCGTTCCAGTAGCGGTGTATGCTTGGGTTCGCGGCGTTAATATTGCTGATATGGAACAAGAAGCAACTGACTTTTGGAATCGTGCTAAAGAATTTAACCCTACATTTTGGTGGTTAGATTTAGAAGAGCAGACAATGGGAGATATGCGTTCCGGAGCCACTGCATTTAAGAACAAATTAAAAGCGCTGGGCGCTAATAAAGTCGGAGCTTATGTCGCTCACCATCTTTATAAGAAGTTTAACATTGATATGGATCAGTTCGATGGTGTTTGGATTCCCCACTATGGAGCTAATAACGGACAACCAAATAGTTTGCCTGAATTCCCAGTTGACTTACATCAATATACATCAGTAGGAAGCTTGCTAGGTTACAACGGTCATTTAGACTTGAATCGTATTGTTGGGAATCGTCCGCTGTCTTGGTTCACAGGTGGAGCAGTTTCTCCGCCAATTGAAGCTGAGAAGCCTAGCACCTCATTAGGCAAAGCTACAGTTGCGCCACATGCAACTCAATATGCCACAGGTGGATCTATTCCAGATTGGGTACGAGGTCAAACCTACGACATTATTCAAGTAGAACAGACTACCCAATCAATCAGTAACGAAAAAGTGTTGTTGGCACCAATCATGTCATGGGTGCTATCTCAAGATATTGTTGGTGGATACGGTTCTGATAAAGTAGGTAAGCCAGTAGATCAACAAAGAACGTACAGCTTAAATCTTTAAACGGTTTAACTAGCGATGTAATTCAACCAGGTCAAGTTTTAAAGTATTAAAAATAGCCCACTACAATAAGTGGGCATACATAAAAACGAGTTAAAATTTTTAGTATTTAATATGAAGAGTTTATTTTTTATTTTGTTTAATAAACATGAACATTCCATTCATGTGGAGAGTGTAACATTATTAGTTAAAAAATAAAAATATCTAGAGTTAAGATGGGTAGTCATCCATTTTAACTCTTTTTATCATGGTTCTTGTTGCTTTGTCATGGTTCTTGTTGCTTTAGCAACTTAGAACCATGATACACATCCATCGAAGATGGACTGTGATCCTAAACTATTGGTTTATTGAGGTTCTTGTTGCTTTAGCAACTTAGAACCATGATACACATCCATCGAAGGTGGAATGTGATCCATAACACAGTTCCTTATATAAAAAAACAGTATGAATCGACCGGAAGAGAAAAATTTAAAATAATCGAAACTAATAGTAATTTTTCCATATAATGAATTGAGACAAGGAAGTTTTTAAAATGAATTTTACCTACTTCTTTCTTAAATTAAAAAATTTCTTAATACTTATTTTGAATTTTTATGCTAAAATAGAACCAACTGTTTGCATTATTTTATTTTGTGCATAATTTATATAGGAGTGACTAAGGAGGTTGTACAAATTTATTACTTAAATAAAGATCCTAAAAAAAATCCAACTAAAATAATTGCAATGATTGGAGTAGGGCTAGTATTTATTGTATTCCTTTATTTAATCATTAGTAAGGTTTGGGGACTTTCTTTTTTTCCGCAACAAGAGATAAAAGATTTTCCAATCAAAGGTGTGCAAGTTTCAGCAGATGAAGGTCATTTGGACTGGCAATCTATTGAGGATTCAAAGTTATCTTTTGGTTATATTCAAGCAACTGAAGGAAGCAGCTATCAAGATGACCAATTCATAGTTAACTGGGATCGAATTAAAGGAACAAGTTTACGTTATGGTGCCAGTCATTATTTTAGTTTCGATAGTCCAGGAGCTACACAAGCAGAAAATTTTTTACAAGTTTATCAGCCTACAAGTAGCGATTTACCTCCAGCTATAATTATTGAATTTTATGGAAACAAACAACAAAATCCTCCTGATAAAACAAATGTGGAAACAGAATTGAAGGCGTTTATTTCAACTGTTAGCGAGGCAACACAACAACAACTAGTTTTATGTACAAATCGGGCTATTTATGAACGTTATATTAATGGGGAATTTCCTGAAACATTGATTTGGTTAGTCGATACAACAAGTTCTCCAGCTATAAATGAACCTATAAAATGGAGTTTTTGGGAGTATACTGAAGATGGAACTTTAGGCAACAAAGCAATTAAACAAAACAGTTTAGATTTAGTTGTTTATCGAGGTAGTGAAACAGAGTTTAAAGAATTGGGTCAGAAGTAA